ATTTTATTTTTTTTACTCCTGCTTAATTTTTTTTTAAAGAAAAATTAATTGGTAAAAATTGGTAAAACATTTTTAGACATTTAGTATTGTGTAGTTAACTCTATTGTTATAGTATTTTAGATATACTTTTAGAAGGTGGTGTACTTTATGAAGATAAAAAAGATTCCAGAAAGGGAATTGTTGGTTATGATGTTTATTTGGGACAGCGAAGATAAGGAAGTTGCATCTACTGAAATTTTGAAGACACTAGGCGAAAAGTACGAATGGAAAAAATCAACTATGTTAACTTTCTTGAGGAGATTAGTTGGTAGAGGATTTTTAGAGGTTGTTAAGAAAGATAGATTTACATATTATAAAGCATTAATAGAAAAAGAAGAATATTTAAAAGTTGAGACTAAAAGTTTCTTTAGTTTCTTTCACAAAAATTCTTTTGAAAGTTTTATAAGTGCTCTGCATGATGATGAAGAAGTGTCTGAAAATAAATTAAAAAGTTTAGAAAAGTTTATTGAGGATTGGGAAGAAGATAAATAGAGAGCCAATATAATTTTATTTGGTTCTCTATCTATATATTTGACCTTCTATTTCCATTTTTAAGCAAATTTGTATCTTTTTAGGTAAATAACATCAAGTTTGTAATTAAAACACGTCAGACAAGCCTTTAAATGCTTTTAAGCTATATTTAATAAACTTTATTTTTATCAATTTCCTTTTTCCACTCATCAAAATTACAAATCCGATAAACTTTTCTTATTTTTGGAACTTCTCTAAGTTTTTCTTTGTCATATTCATATACATTTACTTTTTTTGTTTCAATGTATTTATTTTCTTCTAAAGTTTTAACAGAAGAAGTTATGATATCTAAATTATTTTTACTTTTAGAACTTAGTCCTATATTTTCTGCTATAAAACTATTAGTTGCAGGTTTAAAATTAGTTTCTGTAGTGATTGTTTTAAGTAAAAAATATACTTTTATTGTATTTGATTTAAATTTATTGACCATTTTTTTAAGCATTTCATAATTTATCAATGCAAATTTGTTTAAATCAATATTATTTTCTGACGGTAAACAATATACAATTCCATTTAGGGTATTTTCTATTTTTAGAATTTTAAAATCTAACTTCTCTAGTTTTTTTATATTTCTTTGGATTGTTGCTTTATTTACATTCAGTTCATTTGCTATTTCTTGAATATCAAGTTTATTCTTATACAAAATTCTATTTTTATGGGTATTAAAAATGTCACTATTTTCAGCACTCTTTATTAATAGTGCTCCATATTCTTTTATATAATATTGCTTATCTTTTAAACAATATGTTGCTATTGGTAAGTAAATTTCTTTCTGAATTTGTTTTCTGTTTTCAAGCATAAAAAATTCTTCATCTCCAATCTTTTATAAGAAATTATTTTTAGTAAGTGTTTAAAGTATACTAGAAAAATAAATACTAAAGTTTTTTAATATAAAAAAAGAATAGTTCAGAACATCTTTTCTAGTCTTTAATAGTTTTTAAAACAGTTTTTAAAGTCTTTAATAGTTTTTAGACAAGCTATAATAATTGGTATATCTAGGTTTCAGAGATGAAAGGTCATCATTTTAAGGGTCAAAGGTCATCATTTTAAGGGTCAAAGGTCATCATTTTAAGGGTCGAAAGGTCATCATTTTAAGGGTCAAAGGTCATCATTTTAAGGGTCAAAGGTCATCATTTTAAGGGTCAAAGGTGAGCGTCTTTCAAAAATAGTTGACCTTTTTATAAATTAGGTATTATAATTTATATGAGGTGATAGATTTTGGAAAAAAAAGAAATTTTAATGCAACCAAATAATTTAATAAAAAGTAAATATGATTTTACAAATGTGGAAAATAAATTATTTTACAAAATACTTTTTAATGCTCAGAAACAGCAAAATTCATCTTATGTTACAACTATATCAAAAGAAGAACTAAAAGTATTTATGAAAAACAATAATGATTATGAGCATAAAAATATAAAAGAAATTTTGAACATGTTTCAACAAAGTGTTTTGGAATTTGACTATATAGAAGAGACAACTGGCAAGTTAAAAACTTTTGGAAGTGGTTTAATTAATACATATGAATTGGATCATACAGACCAAATTTATACAATTATGATGCATGAAGTTCTATACAATCATATAACTGATTTTGTAAAAATGCAGAAAAAGAAAAATGGATATACAGCTATTAATTTATCAGTGTTATTTAATTTTAGAGGTGCATATACTCAGAGGTTATACACTTTATTTAGACTATGGAGCAGAGAAAATAAGGAAGTGGAGATAAAATATAAGTTAGATGAATTAAGATTTTATTTGAAATTAAAAGATAATGTATATCCAGAGTATAAATATTTTAAACAAAATGTTCTAAAAAGAGCAATGAATGAAATAAATAAAAAAGGCAACATGGTTGTTTCAATAAAAGAAGAAAAAAGAAAAAATAGAAAAATAGATGAAATAATTTTTTCTGTGATAGATTATGAACCTAGAAAATATTTTGATAAAGATATATTGGTTGAAGATTATATACCTAAAAAGAAGCAGGACAATGAAGTGTCTTTTAGTTTTTATATACCAAATGAAAATATTTTTACAACAGGGACGATTAAACTATTTAAAGAAGATTTTAAAGAGTTTGATTTTAAGAAAGATGTTTATCTGAATGCTTTTAATAAGTCTATTGCTATAGCATTTGAAAGAGATAATACTGATATTATAAATACAAAGAATTATGATTTTTTTAAATCAACACTTTCAAATAAAATAAGTGAAGTTATAATTCATCAAAAAGATGATTTAAAGTTTAAAGAAGAATTAGATAAATATTGGGATGATGAAGATGTTAAAAAAGAAGAAAGAGAAGTTGATTATAGCAAAGATCCTGTCAGACTTGAAACTGTTAGGAGAAATTTATTTGATCAAGGTCTAGTAAATGAAGAAGGATATTACTATAAATAAAAATTGGAGAAAATAAAAAATGTATTATGTTTATAAATATATTGATCCAGCTACAGAAGAATGTTTATACGTTGGAAAAACAGAAGATATATATGCAAGGCATTCATCTCATTTGAGTAATAAAGAAGAAGATTGGTGTACTAAAGAATTAATATTAAAATATATTGAACTTCCACGTAGATATAATATGGATTTTTTTGAAGTTTATTTAATAAATGAACTAAATCCAATATTTAATAAACTAAGTAAAGGTGATATGGATACTGAACACATCTTTTTTGATTACAAGGAAGAAGATTGGAGTACATATTCAGAAGAAGATTTTAAGGAAAAGACAAAGGGAAAAAGAAGATTCAGAGAAAGAAAGATAGATATGAAATATGAAGTAAGTAAAAAATCTATTAATTTTTTAAAGAGAATTGAAAAGTTAGATGCCAAGGTTGAAATGTTATATGAAAATAATGTTTTAAGTGTGCTATATAACTTTGAAAATATGGATATAGAATTTTGTGAGAATGAATTAGATATTAATTTGATATCATATGATTTTGAAACATTAGAAAGATTTGGAAGTTGTTCTTTGATTTCAGTTTATCCCAGATGGAAAGAATATACAGCAACAAATAAAAAAATACTTATAAATATAACATTAGAGATTAGGATTGGATCTTTGGCTAATTTAATGGAATTAATGCCAACATTTGAATATAAAATTACTGAGATTTTCCAACAAATAGAGGATATTTTTCACATACTAGAAGTTGGATATACATGGCAAGAATTATTTGAAATATATAAGGGCTGTAAATATGACAATTAAGAATTGGAGAAAATAAAAAATGTATTATGTTTATAAATATATTAATCAAGATACGGAAGAATGTTTATACGTTGGGAAAACAGAGAATATCTGTGATAGACACGCTAGTCATTTAAGTAATAAAAAAGAAAATTGGTGTAATAAGAATTTAAGACTTGAGTATATGGAATTAGATAATAAATATACTATGGATTTTTATGAGATTTACTTAATAAATAAACTAGAGCCTAAATTTAATATTACTGGAAAAGGAGAAATGGATATCGCTAAAACATCATTTTCCTATAATGGTCAGTGGGTAATTTATTTAGAAAGAGACTTAATGTCGAGTTTGGCATCAAAGAGATATGGAATAAATTATGAAGTGAATGCTAAGATGTTAGGCATAATGAGAAAATTAAAGAAGATAAGCAGCAATGAAGAAATATTTATTGGAAATGAAAATATAAGAATAAAATATTACTTTGAAACAGTACTAGAAGGAATTAATTTAGAACCATGCATATTGAGTGTAGCATATAAGACACTAAAAGAAAGTACAGTTGGAACAGTAATCTCAGTAAAACGTGAATATTTATCAGAAAATGTATGTTTAATCATTGATAGTATTTTTCTAAATGAAATAATGAAAGATCCTTTAATGTCTAAATCAGATATTAAAGATTTAAATAGCCAAGTCAATGATATTCTTAAAATAATAGGGGTTGATTGTGAGTGGAACAAGCTTTCTGATTATTGTAGTGCAAACTCTTAACTGATATTACAAAATATGGTATAATTAAATTTAGCAAGAAGAGCGTAATATACAATCTATAGAGTGGAGTTCATGTACAAAAGATTATCCTCCCAACGATTCGAGGGGAGGTGAGTTACATGGATAACTTTTTGTTTAATGTTTTAGCTAGTTTAACAGCTAGTGTGGTAGTTTACTTAATCAGTGAACTATTCAAAAAAGCAAAAAGCCACTCTCGTGCAAAGAGTGACTTACAGGTTGAATTTAAATTTATATTTAAATTCAAAAAATAAACTACGTTTATTATGAACTCCACTCTACGCCTAAATAGATTGTAGTTCTTCTTGCTTTTATTATATCACAAAATCTTTAAAATGATACAATTTTATATCATTTCTTATTATTAAGAAATAGAAAAACACTTTAATTGATTAAAGAATAATTTTATATAATCTTGTAAAAATATAAAAAGAACACTTAATATATTAGCTTGAAAAAT